GTTAAGTCTAAGAGTAATCCGTCAACAAACATATCACACCCTGTGACACATTTTGACACTCTTGATTCATATGTTAGATTTATGGGAGCAAGAATTGAGCCAAATATTCCTAGAATTTTAACAGGAGGATTGGCAAAATATTATATTTGCGATTGGCCAGGTTCTAATATTAGTCCTGAGTATTACGACGCAAATGTTACTCAATTTAGTGCAACAACGGATACGTTATATAAAGCGTTATCATCTGCTGTTAATGTTGGACTATCAAGTTTAGATGCATCTAAAGATTTAAAATCGGCGATTCGAGAAAATATTAATAAAATAAAGGCGGCAACAATAACTGCAACCACAACAACATCATTAGGGACTACGACAGTTACCCCACTTGTATTGACTTCGGGTACTACCACAACCAATTTATGCCCACCACCTGTATTCACATCATTTGCCCCATTACAGGGATATACAGGTACTATTGTACAAGTTAATGGTAGATTCTTATCAACAACTAAAGAAGTTAAACTTATGAATAAAGTTGTTCCATTTAAAGATGTAATAATTTATAATGATGAAACATTAAGATTTGTTGTACCTCAGATTGCCACAGGAACTGTTGCTGCTTCAGGTAAAATTGAAATTAAAACTGACCATGGAACGTTTACAGGGAATGTATTGTTTAACTATAATCCTGCGTTGAATGGGGTTAGTTCATTATCACCAGGAGATGCTACCAATCCAACGGCAGCAAATACAACAACGCAATTGGCAAATGTGGAGTCAATTAATACAAATCCACAAACTACTGGACCTTTGACATTATTATCTACAACAGAAGATATTTTTAATGGAGAAATAACAAATAAATTAACAGTTAATGTTAATCCTAATGCAGGTACATGGACTATAAAAAGTGATGTTAATATGAATATATCTGTGTTTGATGAAGTTATAACAAACAATACCAAAACCAAAAAATTAAATAGAGAAGCAAAAACAATCCTTAGTAATAATGTTATTAATAATGTGTTTAATATAACATATAGTGAAGTTGCGGATATTATTATTAATAAGCCTATTGAACCATTTAAAACGTTACCAATTAAGGACGGTCAAATAGTTACAATACAATTTGTTGTTAATGCAATAGCCGCAGATAAAGTTAAATACCCAAAACCAGTTGAACAAGCATTCAATTTCAATTTTACTCGTTCAGGAAATAATGTAACAACAAAGAAACTAACGTATCCTGAAAAACCATTGTCAATTACATTGGTTGGAGAAAGTGATGTAATACAAGGAAATGGTACTGAATACTTTAATATTAAAAAACTTGCGGGAGGTTATATAACATATAAATTTAATGCTCCTGAGTTTAAAGATGCTGATTATGGTGATAACATAATTGTAGATTTAGATGGGTACCCTGTACTATCTGCTTCTAAAACACAAGGAATTGACTACAAATATACCTATGTTTATACTGTAAATTCAAAAGGTACTTTTAATTTAAAAATAAACTATCTACCATATGGGTATACATCACCGATAGGCGGAGAAGTCTTGGTGCAAACAGTATTGAGTCCACCATTCACTTTATAGCATAACAACATATTTATATAAAAAGATTCTTATGAACATAAAAACAGCATTAGACAACTACTTAGGAAAATCTACAAGATATTCTGAAGAAGATAACGGAGACGGAACAAAACAAGTATGTGACTTAGACACAGGGGATTGTTACACCGTTAGAGAAAGAGATGGACTTATCGAAAGAGCAGGTCATCAAGTTAACGCTAACAGAAAAGTTAGAGTAGAAACATCAAGAGGAATTAAACAACTATTAAACGGATAAAACAAATGAGTTTAGATAAAAAAATATTAAGTGAGATTGATAGATACAAAAGTATCAATCAATATATCATGGAACAAGCGGCTGACGTTGCAGCACCTGAACAAGATTTAGGGGCATTGGCACCATTACCAGGAGACGTAGGAGCGGGAGCTCCACCACCTCCAGCGGAAGCAGGAGCGGTACCACCCCCAGCGCCAGCACCAGCAGGTGGAGAACCTATAGATGTTGAAAACGACCCCGACGTTGAGAAACTTAACGACGATGGAGAGTCTGAAGAAAAAACAGATAAAGGTGAAGGTGAATCTGAAGAACTTGATATTACAGAATTAGTAGACTCACAAAAAAGTATTGAAACAAAACAAGAAGAATATTTTAACAATCTATTTGGACAATTAAATGATTTACAATCAAGACTTGGAGAGATGGATAACATCATGAATAAGTTAAATTCACTTGAAGCTAAGATTGAAAAATACAGAGAAAAAACTCCACAAGAAAAATTAGAGTTAAGAACTTACGATTCATATCCATTCAACCAAAAACTTTCACAATTTTTTGATGATAAATCAGAAGAGATGGAAAAGACGGGAAAAAATGATTATATTTTAACTGCAGACGAAGTAAAAGACATTAACGTATCTGACATTAAAAATTCATTTCAACCTGGAGGAGCTGCCGAAACGGACACGTACAAAACTTCATTTAAATAATTTAAAGGTGTCGAAAGACACCTTTTTTATTTGACAAAACGCATAGACTCACCTATAATTGTATAACACATTTAATAATTTAAAACTTAAAAACATGAGTTCATTAGACGCCGTATTGGCACAGTACGAAAAAACGCAAAGCGCATCGGGCGGGGCCCAAAGTAAAATGTCGCAAGACGAAAGAATGAAAAGGTATTTCGCTTTAATCCTTGGGGATAAAGAGAAGTCAGGTCAGAGAAGAGTAAGAATTCTTCCTACCACAGATGGTTCTTCACCATTCAAAGAAGCATGGTACCACGAAATCCAAGTAGGTGGACAATGGCAAAAGTTCTACGACCCAGGTAAGAACGATAACGAACGTTCACCTTTAAACGAGGTTTACGAAGAGTTAATTGCAACAGGTAAAGAGTCTGACAAATTGTTAGCGGCTCAATACCGTTCTCGTAAATTTTATATCGTTAAGGTTATCGACAGAGACCATGAAGAAGACGGTCCAAAATTTTGGAGATTCAAACACAATTACAAGAATGATGGTATCTTAGATAAAATCATTCCAATTTGGAGAAACAAAGGTGACATCACTGATGCTGAAAAAGGTCGTGATTTGGTTATTGAGTTATCTAAAGCTAAAACTCCAAAAGGTAAGGAGTATACAACAGTATCTACAGTTATGTACGACGACCCAGCTCCTGTTCATACAGACCCAGCACAGGCAAGTGCATGGATTAATAATGAGTTAACTTGGTTAGACGTTTATTCTAAAAAACCTATTGACTACCTTGAGGCGATTGCTCGCGGAGAGACTCCAAAATGGGACACTGAAAAAGGTGGATATGTTTACGAAAGTAATTCAGTAGCTACCGAGTCTTTTGGTGGTGGAACTTCTAAATCTACACCAGCTGTAACTTTAGACCCACAATCGGATGACGAACCAGATTCAGACCTCCCATTTTAAAATGGTAAAAATACCTTTCTAATCTTTCTAGATATTTATAATTAAATACTAGAAAGATTATGGAGGAAATTACAGAAAAAAAATGTTTCAAATGTAACAAAATATTACCAATCACGCATTTTTATAAACATAAAGAAATGGCTGATGGTTATTTAGGTAAATGTAAAGAGTGTACAAAAATTGATGTTAGGACAAGAGAGATTGAATTAAAAAACAATCCAGAGTGGATAGAAAAAGAACGAGAAAGAAATAGAGAAAAGTATTATAGATTGAATTATAAAGGACTCTTTAATCCATCGACAGAAAAGAAAAGAGAAACAATGAAGAAATATCGACAGAAGTTTCCTGAAAAATATATGGCGTCTAGATATACAGAACTTTATTTAACAAAAATACAAGGATTTCATCTACATCATTGGTCATATAATCAAGAAGATTGGTTAGACATAGTTCAATTATCTATTCAAGAACATAATTTTTTACATCGACATTTAACTTATGTTCCTGAATTAATGGTATACAAAACAAAAAAAGACGAGTTACTTGACACAAAAGAAAAACATCTGAATTTTTATCAAAGTTTAAAAAATAAAACACATGACATTTAAAGAAGAAATTGACTTACAGTTGAAAGACAATAAAACGCTGTCTTATGAATTCCTAAGTCAACTTAAAGATAAAAATTACTTCTCAGGTAGAAGTAAAGAAATTGGTGATACAGTTTTGTTTGGTATGATGAAAGAAGTAGACGACAATGGTCAAATGACATTTAGTCTAATCACTTTTCACGAAGAAGAAGTTGGAGTTTTGTATGAACAAGACGAAACATTTTATAAAGGACCAAAACAGAATAAATTACCAAACATTAAAAAAATAGAAGATGGCGGGAATTAAAAAAAAAGAAGGCGGCGGAGGATTTAAAGATAAGTTCTCAACCAAAACAAAATATAAAGAAACAAGCTACTACTTTTGTGGTGATGCTTTCTTAAGTGCTAGTGGATTACCAGGTCCTGTTATGGGAGGTATTAATATGTTCTTGGGGCATAGTAATAGTTCTAAAACAACTGCTATGATATTAGCTGCTGCTGATGCTCAAAAGAAAGGTCATTTACCTGTCTTTATCATTACTGAAAAGAAATGGAGTTGGGAACACGCGGTTGAGCTAGGTTTGGATGCTAAAAAGAATTCTGATGGTGAGTGGGACGGTGATTTTATTTTTAACGATAGTTTTGACTATATTGAACAAGTAACAGATTTTATTAATGAAGTATTAGATGCTCAAGAGAAAGGTGAGATACAACAATCTATTTTATTCCTTTGGGATTCTGTAGGTTCAATTCCTTGTAAGATGACATTTGATGGTAAGGGTGGTAAACAACATAACGCAGCAACACTTGCCGACAAAATTGGTATGGGAGTTCACTCAAGAATTTCTAAATCGAAGAAAGAAGATTATGCGTATTACAACACATTAGTTGTAGTTAATCAACCTTGGGTTGCTCTTCCCGACAATCCATTTGGACAACCAACAATCAAGGCAAAAGGTGGTGAGGCATTATGGTTAGCATCTTCATTAGTATTCTTATTCGGTAATCAAGCAAGCGCGGGTATTAATCACATCACAGCAACTAAAGGAGGAAGAACTGTGAGATATGCAATCAGAACTAAGATTTCAATATTGAAAAACCACGTAAATGGTTTAGGATATAATGATGGAAAGTTAATTGCAGTACCACAAGGATATATTGAGGACACTAAAGAAGCATTAGAATCTTACAAAAAAGAGTATTCACAATATTGGAATGGTATTTTATCAGGAACAGGAGAGTTGACTTTAGAAGAAACGACTGATGATATCAGTGAGTAAGAAACAATTTTTATCACATCTAATTTAATAAAGTGACTAAGACACTTTTAGTAGACGGAAACAATTTATTTAAAATAGGATTTCACGGAGTAAAAGATTTATATAGTGATGGAGACCATTTAGGTGGAATCTATCACTTTATAAACATTCTTAGAAGATTCTTAGAAGAGCATAACCACGATAAAGTG